CTTGGGTTGGCCAAGGTCACGTTGCCTGTTAGCGTCAGTACAAAGTTTTGGTCGGCACTAAAATCCAGAGTAACTGATCCGCTGTTACTGGTATCCGTTTCAGTGCTAGCGACTGCGGTAGTAAACACACCCGCCGTAAACGTACCTGCGGCGGCAGTAGAGCCACCAATAGTCACGGCATCCGCAGTACCACCGTTGATGTCAGCAGTAGTCAGCACTGCACTTGCTACCGTCACTACGCCTGTAGAATCTGCAATAGACCCTGCGGCTGTACCATCTTTAGCTTTTAAGTTCGTTACTTCAAGATTGGTTGCATCAACCGTCGTGGCATTTGCGGTGGTAAACGTGCCAACTGCGGCGGTAGAGCCTCCGATGGTCACATTGTCAGCCGTGCCGCCATTAATGTCAGCGGTGGTTAGCACTGCACTCGCTATCGTCACTACACCTGTCGAGTTAGCAATAGACCCTGCCGCCGTGCCGTCCTTGGCTTTTAGGTTGGTAACTTCAAGGTTGGTTGTATCCACGGTGGTGGCATTTACCGTGGTTGCATTTGCTGTAGTTACGGTTAGCCCCGTGACAGTTAAGTCAACATTAACGTCCGTAACCGTTGCGCCTGAGCCGCCGCCATTAAACTTCAGCAGGACATCTGCGCCGCTAACAATCTCAAAGTCATTTGAAGCGTTATAGGTGCCCTGAAAAACAATAACAGAGCGACTACCCGACAGGCTGTTGCGGATGTGGACAATTTTTTCGGCATTGTTAGGCGTAAGCTGAACATACGCCGTGCCGCCTAAGTCACCGCCGTCAACAAACTCAATGAATTTGTTTCTTCCGTTAGAAGAGGCGCCGTCCGTTATAGGCAGGGCGGTAGGCGACCCAGAGCTTCCAGCAGACGACAGCGTAATGGAAATAATCCCGTTGACGGCTTCATCAAGCAGGTCGAGGTTGGTATTGGTCGTAGTGCCCCATGTTCCTGACTGTTCGCCAGTAGCAATCTTTTCAATACCAAGGTTTGTTGTGTAAGTGCTAGGCATTAATCAATCCTCTTTATGCCGCAATTTCTTCGTAGTTTGGCGTCTGCGACGGCGCTATGTTTGAGTAGCTTGGTGTTTGATCGGGAACAATCGACCCCCAAACAATCACCGCCCCTACCGACCCTGTTGCCGCTAGCCCTTCAACGGACACATTGGCTTTTGCGGCGGCGGTAACAGATCCAACCGACCCTGTAGCAGAAAGCCCTGTGACGCTTATGTTGTTGTTTGTGACTGTGGATGCAGACCCAACTGATCCTGTGGCGGCAAGCCCTGTGACCGTTATGTTCGCTTTTGCTGTTACTGTGACAGAGCCAACCGACCCCGTGGCCGCAAGACCTGTAACGGCAACGCCAGTGCCCGGAGCGGCAGTGACTGAGCCTACGCCTCCAGTAGCACCTGCGTTAGTATTGCTACCTTCGTCCCACCCAGCACTGCCCCAGCCGCCACGACCCCAACCAGTAAACGGGACAGTTGCGTCAGACATTACGCTATCCGGATAATTGCGTTGCTCGCGTCAGCCGTGGGGAAAACAATAGTAAAGTCTCCGCTAGAAGATGTTTTATCTGAGCCGAAGTCCAAGACTACTACCGTAGGGTCTCCACTGGCGCTGTCGTTGTAGATTAGCGCGCCTCTAGCCGTGAGCGACGAAGAGCTAAACGTCAGGTCTGAAAAGTCTGTGAGCGCAGTGGTGCTCGACGTAGTTGGATCAACCCGCGTAAGAGTTCCTCCGCCTGCCGTGTAGCCTGTCCCGCTAGTCTCGTTACTGGTCGTATACGCGGTCGTAGCGGCAGTAAAGCTGGCGCTATTGGTATACATGGCCAGCTTAAACGTACTGCCACCAGAGTTTTTAAAATTGTGGACGCCTTCAAGTAATTCTTTTTTGAAGGATGTGCACATAAAATTGCCACTAAACGCCATTTAAAGCCTCCTGATAGCTTCGGCTAAGTCTTTTTGCCCTGCATCAAGCAAGGCGTTATAGATGGTTGTGCGATCAGAATTAATCGCCTCTTGCATGTAATGCAATAAAACAGAGCGAATCTGACTGCGATAGGCAAGAGCCTGCTGTTTTAATGTGGGGTGAGCGGCGTCAGACACAGATAAAATACGGTCTAGACACCTTTCTGCTATCTCTTCTGGGGTAAAACCCCTATTGCTGGTAGTTTCCACCCCAACGGTACCAACCTCCAGTTCAAGCATTAGGTTCGCATCTTCCTGACCGCGCCACTGCGATAGCTGTCAGTGGTGCTATATCCCTCTCCTAGCTCTTCCAGACGCTGAACGGCGTCTTCATACCTCTGGGCATACAACTGCATTAAGTCGGGATCACCCTTCAGGTAAGTGTAAGCCTCTACCAAGCAACCATACAGAAGGGTTGACTCTGCATTGGTGCCCAGCCAGCTTGTGCCTGAGCTTGCAGTGGTGATGGACTCGGGCTTGTGAAAGTAATGAAGCTCAACAGTAAAGTTGCTGTTTGGCGTTGGGCCAATCAGGAAATAATCTTCACTAAAGGCGGCGTAAGTTTTGGGCACCCCTGTCGTGGTTGAATCGGGATACGCCTCACGCATGTAGTTTACATCTTTAAACAGAAGATACTCGTACCCAGAGTTGTTTATTGCCAGCGAGTATGCCGACAAAAAGTCTGACGGCATTGCTAGGTAGTTGTTGCCAGAGGTCATAGTCCCCGTGACGTTCTTCCTAAAGTCCGGAAGCTGACAGCGTTTTAGTATCCTATCTTCCGCCTGAGTAATGATTGTCGGCAGATTATTGACAAAGCTGGTCTCGTTCGACTCAACATAGTCTTGAATTGTTTGCTTTAGCGTTGTAAATGTAAAACTCATACCGTGTTCACCTTATAGCCCATGCCACTGTGGACAGTGCAGTATGTGTAGAGCGTTGGCGCTCCTGAAGCCACAGTAATCTGGGTATAGGCGCCTGAGCTTCCCGGTGTGCCAGAGGTCGTTACTCCGGTCGTGTACTCGCCACCGCCGCCGTGCGAGCCATCAGATGTGGTTGAAAAGCGCAGTGGGTGGCCAGAGTTACTGCCGGCTGACTGGTCAAATCGGTAGGTTTGACCCTCACTAATATTGACGCCACTTGTCCCCGGCAATGTTCCGTCTTGATAATATTTGTTGCCAGATCCGGGGTTGCTTACCGTTATCGCATAACTGGTTACGTTGACGCTTGCCGTAACACCGCCTCCTGCCGTTTGTCCGGCGACCCCTGTAGGATATACAAGCGTATCTTGCAAGGACGCCGTGACCCCGTTTACAGCCGAGTCTCCAGCAAGCCCCGTGGGGTACACAGACACATTATCGGATGCGCCAATCTCAATGCTTACGCGACCGACGTGCCCTGACATGTCGAGACCGACAGTGCGGCTACCCAGAGCAGTATCACCGCCACCCACAGGATTGAACGCAAATAAAGCCCGGCTTTCATCCAAGCTATTGTCGGGTCTTGGATTCCGAAGAGCTTGCGGATCACTCGCATTTACATCCCCTAATTTAAGCTGAGGCTGATCTTTATCTACAACATCGCGACCAACGAGCAGTCCATTCCATCGGCCATCTTCTATCTGCTTGACCAAGTCCCTAATCGGATAGCGAAAGCCAGTCCTGTCGCAAAACCCGTAAGCGCGCTTGCCGGTTACATAGCTACTCATAAGTCGTTATACCCACCGGGAGCCATATACAGGGCCGCTTTTTCGCGAGCAGAATCAGCCGCCAAAGACCACTGCTCCTCATACACCTGCTTGAGCATCGGAGCCATCTGCATAGATTCTGGCCGCTTGCTGGCAATTTGGTAGGCAAGTCCCGACACCAAACAAGGCAAGAATCTTGCCGGCACATCCATGTTGTTTGATGCGGGACTGCCTGTGTCTTCTATCCGCTCCATGTAGTAATACTCGAACGTATAGCTTTGAGTCGCATCAGGAACCGGCCAGAAATGCACGGTAACCCCAGTGGGCTTGCGTTCAACGTAATACTGCAACGGACGCCCCTGAGTCAGCTTGTTTGTCTGGTGGGCATACTGGCTCACCGAGATTCTTTGCATCGTCAGGTCTGATTGCTTGGAGGTGTTGCCTGCGTCTGTGCGAAGCAAGCCTTCGATAATGTCTAACTTGTCAGCACTAAGGTCGTATGACGAAGTTCCTGCGGTGAGAGCCTGAGAGGTATTTCGTACCGTCCAGAGATTAAGGCCGCGATTTTGCCATTCAAGCATAAGTAGATCAAGACTGCGGCGAGCAGTTTTGTAGTCATACCCGCTCCTAAGCTCCAGACCCGCGCGCTCATACGCCTCTTCCATAATGTCTGACAGGTCAAGGGTAAAACTGGTTGTTCCGCTTGTCGCCATTTATACAGTCCGCCCTATAGTCCTGCCTCTAATGGCAATTCCGTTTCTACACTTTGGCTTAGGTAGCTTCCCGCCAGCCGCTTTTTTAAACTCGCCCATCACCTTCTTAGCCTTCTTGGAAGATGGTGCGTTCTTTACCTGCTTACCTGTCTGTGCTCGACTAATCGGCATGGTTACTTCCGCCTAGACTTGGCACCAGAACACTTCCACCGCTTACGGGAGAGGTTGTTAGGTGTGTTGGGGTCATTCTGCTTGGCCTTAGACAGCCTTTTTTTGATGCCTAGAGAGCGAGCGCAATAGCTGTCGCCCTTGCTTGTTCCGGGCTTTACTCTAGCGCCGCCGCCTTTGGCCTTGCCTGCCTGACCATAGCTGACCTTCTTGCCGGTAGAGGTCACCTTAACCTTGGCCTTGCCTTTCGCCGGCTTTTTAGTAGCCATTACCTGTGCCTCGCTGTCTTCTTAGCCACCTTCTTCGGTTGGCTGGAGAACTGCTTGCCCTTCTTGGTATCCGCTCTTTTCTTTTTGCTGGTCGCCGCATACTCTTTTGAGCTTAGCGACTTGATTGCCTTTTCGGGAAGATACCGCTCACCCGTGGCTTTTTTGCCTTGCGTACTAGGCTTGCCCGACTTGGTGCGCCACTTCTGCTTAGTCCACTTCTTGAGTGACGTTTGCGACTTCTTGAGCGCCATCAGTCCTTATAGCCTCCGCCCTTCGACTTGTACTGCTTTGCCAGCATCTGCGCTTTACGGGCGCTCCACTGTCCGGGCTTACCGCCCTTACCCCCAGACTTGATTTTGCTAAACAGCCGTTTACGCATCGTTGGCTTAGTGTAGTTGCCGGCCTCGTTGACTTTTGACTTAGTCTGCCCGCCGCTCTTGTAGTAAACGCGCATCTTAGCCGTAGTTCTTTTTGACTTTCATCACGATGCTATAGGAGTCACCAGAACTGTGCCCTACCGTGGTGAAGTTAATGTCGCCGGTTTTGCCTGATCCCGCGTTGTTTGGGATGCCAACAAAATCAGAAAAGTCTACTGAGTCTGAGTAGTCAGCAGGAAGCTCCCAAGCTAAAACGTCGGTTGATGCGTCAAACAGAATCTCTACGCCCATACCGATAGTAGAAAACCAGATGCACTCAATCTGCACACTTGAACACGCGGCACTATTTGCTGGGTTCGTTGAGAGAGCAGAAACATCAATCTTCGTTACGGCAGACTCGCCGCTTCCGTCGCTGACGTTGGTAAATGCAAAAATTGCAGTGCGGGGGCCGTCTTCGATTGTCTGACTGGTAACTGTGTCAGCCATCTTTGTCTCCTAAAAAAAGGGGGCCGAAGCCCCCGTCTAGATTATTGGTCTGCAAAAGCTGGAGCAGTTGCGCCAGTCACAGTGCCAAATATCTGATAATTGGTGGAGTTCAAGCCAACAATCGTTACGTCAAATCCAGCAGGTACGTTGAGTTGAATACTGCTGTTGGAGTTTCCGTCAGAGAACACCGCGCTTACTTCATTGTCGGTGTCTAAGAACGTGACGCCGCCTATGTAGAAGTTAGTGTTGCCGGGAGTAACGATGAGTGCATCAGTAGCATCTGCCGCGCCGCCAGCGTAAACAAACCTAAAGACAGAGCCTGCAACGGGTGCTGGCAATGTGTAGGTGTTGTCTTGTCCGCCATCGGGAACTAGAAGGATTCTGCCACTGTGAGTTGCGTTGGTGAGCGTGACGTTAGAATCAGCAAGGCTAACGGGCGCCCCACCAATGGTCGTAACCTCGGTGATCGTGCCGGTAGTAGAATCTTTGCTGATGGTCTTGAATGTGGTTTCAGAGCGTACTGGCCCTAGAAAAGTAGTATTAGCCATGTGAGTCTCCTGTCGTGGCTAGAGTCTAAATGTTCCACATGGAACAATTAGTCAGGAAAAGAAAAAGGGGGCCGAAGCCCCCGTACTATTAGGACGTTCCGGGTGAACCGTAAATGCCCAGAGGATCGGATACGCCGAAGCTGTATCGCTCGCGAGCCTTGTATCGGACGTTGCCGGTATCAAAGTCGCCGTCCATTGAAGTTTCCAACGCTGTTCTGTTGAAGTGCTTCATGCCGTTCGGTACGTCGGTAACGACGAAGAAAGCGTTGGTGTCTGTCAAGAAGTGATTGACAGAGTAGCCTTCCGGAATCGAACCGTTGTTGCGAAGGGCGTTGATGTCGTTGTCAGCCGTGCCAACTCGACCCTCAGTCTCAAGCAAACGAGTTGCTACAAACTGAAGTGCGGGTGGAACGATCAGACGACGAGGACGTGCCGCGATCAGCAGACCACGCTCATCGGTAAATGCCGCGATGTTAATCACTGCATCTTCCAGAGAGGTCTCGTTCAGATCAGCCGCAGTGGACGGACGGTTAGCGTTAGTGCCACCGTTGACCAGCGGGTGAGCCGTGCTGAACAGCGTTACGCCGTCACCAGACTGATAAGACGTAAAGCCGTCGTTAAGCGGGTTTGCCGCTTTAACCTGCTTGGTGTGTGCCATAGCACGGGCCAGCGCCTTGGTGTAACGAGCAGACAAAGAGTCATACAGGTTATCTTCCATAGCTTCTTCAGTAATAGAGAAGCCGAGGGCGATGGTTTCGTGGTTATAGCGAGCAGTGAAAGACTCTTGTGCTGAGTCATAGCTGATGGCCGCGCCTTCAGCTTTGACCGGTGCCGCACCGAATCCAGACAACTTCACTTCTTCTTCAAACGAACGCTCAGATGATTCAGTTTCGTAAATCATCGTGTGCTCATCGTCATAACGCTCATACTCCAGACCGAACAGGGCGTTCAGGCCGGGTAAAAGCTCTTTCAGCATTTGTGCGCGTGAAATAGCCATTGTTTATGCCTCCTTAAACGCCGAGCTTGGTTTCATAAGCGTGGCTCAACGGCAGGTAGGTAACGATGCAGTCTGTGAAAGCATCACCTACGGTGCTGTTTGGCCCGTCTACGAAATCAACAATTCGGAGTGGTAGTGTATTAGTCGTAGCGATAGAGCCGCCATCTACGGCGTTCTTGCTTCGACCAATCGCGGTTGACCCAGCAGTGCTAACTGCTGATACGTTATTGCCCAATCCTGTCTGAGCAACGGCTTCATCAGCCTGCATTTGGAACAACAGCTTGGGATCATCAACGACATAAGCCATGATATCGTCCGCCGCAGTTGAAGCAGGGAAAAACTGATTGAAGGTTGGTTGACCAGTGCCGGGATCAGTGTACGAGCAACCGACAAAAATGCCGACCGTGCCTGCAACAACCGAAGTTGTTACTGCGGCTTTCTCGACGGTGCCAGCGGCAACCAGTTTTACGAAGTCCCCATAAAAGATAGCAGTGCCATAAGCGTTTGCAATCTTGATATGACGGACCTTTCCGGTGAAGGAACCGGAGGCACTTAGCGTACCTACGGGTTCTGCACCCATTGGAGTAGCTGTAGTAGCCATATCCTATCTCCTTGAAAGTAATAACCGAGACTATCTTTACAGATCAATCTCGACCAAAGGTTGTCCGAGTGGACCGCTCTGGATTCAGAACGGGCATTCGGGGATCGTTTTGCTTGAGGAAGTTGTTGTCCACAGACTGCATCTGGCTTGCCGCCATATGCTGGAAGTGCTCCTCTCGGGCCTGCATCTTGTCTGCTGGAGCCTTGCATAGAAGCAAGCCGCCAATCTCGATGTTGCCCTCAAAGCGGGAGTCAATGTCAGACATTACGTTCAACTCCGGATGATCTTCGGCCTTCACCGGAACCCATCCTTCTCTGAACTTCTGAGAGACATTGGTGTTGTCTGCATGACCCAAGGTGCTGGTTCGTACCCACCGGAAAACCCATCCCTCTTGAGGGTCTGGATTTGGTAGTACGGATGCAGGCAACCATGAATCAGATGGACGTTCTTCTACCTCTCGGGCTTCTGCCGCCCGTGCTGTGCGCTCTTCTGCCATGATTAGCTCTCCTTGAGTAATTGGTTGGCATATTGTTCGGGTGTAAGACCAAGACGCTTAGCGAGTGCGACTTGGGTGCGGCTCAACCTCACTTTGCGTGGTTTGGCACCGTTGTTCCTTGCGGAAGGTGCCACCACCACGGAGGGGCTTCGGGAAGTCGAGGAGACCGTACTCTCGGAGTCATCGGTCGAGCCACTACTCTCTTCACCAAAGTATTCTGGGAACTTGCCCTGCACACGCCGGTCAAGCTCTTGGTAATAATCGTCAGACTCAGGGTTAAACCCTTCTTGACGGATCATCTTTTCATGTACGCCATAGGCATACGCGGTCATTTCCATGTGGTCTTCTGACTGAAACCACTTGTTGCCCTCTGCCCATGTTAGGGCTTTGTCGCTAGGCTGTCTGACCTGCGGTTGTTGCGCCTGCTGTTGTTGCGCTTGCTGGCGTCTATATGCCTCTTGTTGCTTAGCGAGTTCAGCTTCATTCGGCAACGGTTGGCGTTTCTTGTACGCATTACTCTGATGAGAAACTTGCCCAAGATCATACTGAGCATTGGTCATAGCCTTTTGAGCTTCAACCTGCTTATCAGTATTGCCTTCTTCTACCGCTTGGCGGTATGCCATCTCTGCCTGAGCCATCGCCATCTGTGCGCGTTCTTCTGACTGATTTATCAGTGCGCCCTCACCTTGATGAAGCACACGCTGAAGCTCTCGGTTTTGCTCAGCATATTGCTGGGCTACCTTGACCGCTTCCTCGCGTAGACGTTCTGCGTCTTCACGCAGGCGCCGCTCTTGATGCTGTTCATAACGGAGCTTATTGATACGCTTCTTGACTTTATCGCCATAGCCTTGAAGCTCTTCATCGCCGTCATCGTCCTTGGAGTCTTTGGCTTTCGCAATCGGCTTGCGATCCTCTGGCTCCCGGTCATCAATAACTTCGATGTCCATGTTTGGATCGGAACTGCCCTCATCGGGTTTTTTCCCGATTGTCGTCCGCACACCAAGGAACTTGTCCTCGGCAGACATGGACGGCTGTTCCATTTCTGTCTGCTCTTCGCTCATGCTTTCTCAACTCCCCTTGGGTCTTCAACGACGGCTTCTACGCTGTCATCATTGATTAGTCGAAACTCTTTACCATGCACCTTGAATCTGGTGCCGCTGTAAGAACGCATCAAAACCCAGTCCCCTTCTTGGCAGTAGGCGCCATTGGGAAACCGTTTTTCGTCCTTGTAAGCATCTGCACCCATCTTCAAAACGAACCCACAGATGGAACCAATTTCTTCCACCTTGAGCGTTTCAGCCGCTTTGAGTATGCCGCCTTCCGTTTTTTCGTCAGGCTCTGGGAGTGCGATAAGTAGTTTGTAACCTTTGGGGTCTGGAAGCTGTTTAGCCTTCTCTGGCTCTTCCGTCATGTCTACATCCTTGCACCGAATATTGGCGTTCGGAGTCGCCTTGCGTTGCTTCCTGCAACGAAACTATTCTCGATCCATTCTCTTATTGAGGTCGAGAAGCTCGCGTTCAGCATAGGCCAAGCCTTCAATGATGCCGGTACAGCGAGAATAATCATTCATGTCTTTGCATCCGCCGCCAGCTACATGGTCCGTGACCTCGTTCATGTGGGTCCGGAGTTGTTGCTGTAGTGCAGATAACAAGTTGTTAGTAGCGTGGTCAGTCATTGTCAATCAAGTCTCTCACTAGATTAAACCCTGACTTAAACCCTTCGATCTCTTCGCGAGAACGGTTGCTATCGTCAGACGCCTGCATCTTAGCCGCGAGTTTCGCCGCCTCAATCCGTTCGCCCGTCTGGAGTTTTTCCATGTCAAGTACGGCCTTTCCTTGGGCCTTTTGCAGATCAGCCTGTATCTTGGCCATCTCTGTTTGAGCCTTGGCTTGCGCCGATAGCTCTTTGATCTGCAACTCTTTCTGTTGCATCTGGATAACAGGATCTTCCTGCATCTCAGCATTCTGCTCAGCTTGCGCCATCATTTGAGCCTTGCCGGTGACCTGAGCCGCCGCCGGAGCAACCAGCTTAGCGAGACGGAACTCAATATCCTCTGGCAGAGGCTCGCCCGCAGGCGGAAGCTCTACGCCCAGTTCGCGTTCAATCTTGGCGCGATACTCAAAGGCAACGTGCTCTGCGATGTGTGCGGCCATTGCCGCCTGAGCCGCGCCCGCCGCTGGGCTTTTTTCCATCAACTCCATGATTTCTGGATTCTCTATCAAGGACATGTGCACTTGAATGTGCGCTTGATGGTCTTGGTAGATAAACGCCTTAACTGGCTCACCGTTGATGATGTTCATGTTTTCGCTAACGGGGTCGGTCGGCTTGATGTCATCCTCAAGCGGCACAACCTTGTCTGCGTCTTGGATGCCTAACACCTCTAGCATCTGTCGATGTAGTAATGGCACGTCGTAAATCTGAGGTGCCTGAGCCGCCAGTTGTAGCGCCGCCTGATATTGCATGATGCGTTGTGCCATCGTTCCCGCATTGGGGTCGCTGACAGGAATAATGTCTACGCGATCATCAAAATCTGCCGG